AATGTAGGTACTTCTATGGGACCTTTAACTGAAGGGCCTATAATTGCTGCTCCTGCTTGAACAGGTTGCCCTACTAAAAATGTATTATCGATTTCATTTAATGCTACTCCAGGAGAGATTGTAAAATTAGCCATTTGTTATTTTTTATTATAAATATTAATCTTTTTTTTAAAATATTATCATTAAGCAGGGAATGTTGCTCCTGTTGGTAGTACATTAAAGTCTAATACTATAAACTCTACTGTTCTTGTTGGTTTTAAATAAATTTGACCTACTAATTTATTATTATCAACAACATCAGGTGGATTATTAGATTCATCCATAATTACTCTAAAATCAGTTAATCCTTGTCTATTTTGAACATCAGTTAAATATGGGTTAACTTGTGATAAAAAAGTATTTCTGGTATTAACATCATTTTGTTCAAATACTAATGTATCAGCTACCTGAGAGATAAAATCTTTTAATTCAATTAGTAAACGTCTTACATTTACACGATCTAAAGCACTTTTTCTTTTTTGTAATGTTTTTTGTCCAAATACTACAATTCCAGTATTAGGAAAAGTTGCTATAGAATTTATTTTATTATCATATAGTGTGTCTCTATTACCTTGAGTTAAAACACGTTCTGTAGTTACTACAGTAGGCAATAAACCCCTTGTTTGTCCTGCAGGTGCAAACCATGGTTCTGCTATTCGGTCATTAAAAGCATAAACACTAGGTATCATAGTAGATGCAGGAACCCAAACTTGTGTACCTAAATTAGGATCAATAGTTTTAGTCCAAGGCCAATATGCAGCAGCATATGAAGTATTATAATTAGCAGCATTAGTAGTAACAGGTAAAATATTTGAACCATATCCAGCAATATCTATTACAATAATTGCATCTCCTCTATTTTCTATATTAGTTATTAAACTCGAAACTACAGTAGCATGAGCAGGAAAATTTGTACTATCAGCTATTAGTCCAGGAACAGTTATTATATTATACCTAAAAGCATCTCTATTAGCTAATAATGAAATAGAATCATTATAGTCTGAAGCTTGTAAGCCTTGGATATTAGTATTAGTAATTTTTTCATAATATTTACCTTCATCTGAAGAAATATTACTACCTATAGCTGATCCAAAAGCACCACTTGAAGTAGTTGGTAAGGATCCTGTAAATTGAGGTTTTGGGTCGCCATTATTATCAAAATATTTTGGAGTAGTTGTTTTTACTTCTTTTACTCTAACATATCTGGATTGGTTGGGAAAATCTCCTTCTACATCTATAAAAAATTCGCCACTATCACTTGAAACTACTTGTTTTTGATTTCCTATTACTTTTTCAACATAATTGGAAGAATAAGGGTCTAATGAAAGATTACTAAAAGTTTCTATTCTAGATGGAGATAATGTTGTATCATCACCTTTTCTAATTACTAATTCAAATGTACCTTCAGTTGTATTTTGATTTGTAATTTGCCATCTAATATTATCTTCTGTTCCATTTACTAAAGATCCATCAGCATTTAAAGTTCCATCACTATTCATAATTTCACCTTCAGTAAGTGTTTCTAACACTAACATTTCGGTATTAGTTCCACCACTAAAACTATAATTAATGCTACCCGAAGTAAAATAAGAATTATTTCCTATGATACCGTTTTGACCTATATTAGTTAGTACTAAATTAGGGCTTGTGCCAGAAGAGGAAATATTTAATAAAGAAGCACTATAAGGAGCTAGCGAACTACTAAAATTAAATGCTTCTGAAGAGGAAAATGCATAATCTGCAAGTGTACTAGCATTAAATGAACTAGTATTTATAGTAATTTGTGTTGAAGTATTAGCAAAATCGGATCCTGTATAAAAGAATGTAATGCCATTTATACCATATGATTCTGAACCAGATATAGATTGAGCTAAAGATGCAGAAACAAAAGTTAAATTAACATTAGCTGTTGCTTGAGTATCTACTACTGATGTAGGTATACGTGATGAAGATGCAGGTGTAAATGATCCACTTACTACACGTGTAACTAACATAGAAGTACCTCCATTTTGGAAATAATTATATATAGAAATAGAAGTAAGATATGAATATGTTCTACTACCACTTTCAAAAGTAGAACCAAACTTATTTTGATAATCACTATATGTTGTACATATTGTAGGAATTCCTACAGGTCCTTTAACTGTAGGACCTATAATAGCTGCACCTGCTTGAATAGGGGTGGTTGTAATAAATGATTGATCATTTTCAATTGCTAATACCCCGGGTGATACAATAGTTTCTGCCATTTGTTAATAGGTTATTTTATTATAAATATATCATAATTTAATTTAAATTACCCCATTTTTTGAATTTCCCCCGATTCCGGGATGATGTTTATATCTCCATATTTATCAAACATGGATTTACTAAAATCTTTTTCACGTTGAGTTAAAGTTTGAAGAAAAATTTTACCTTTTTCTTTTCGTTCTTCAAGTTGAAGTTTTGTAATTTCAATTTCTCCTAATTCAACTATTAATGCTTGAGTTTGGGTTTGAATTTCTTTTAGGGTTTTTAATTCTTCTTCGGTTAAAAACTTTTTTTCTTCTTTATTTGTAACAATTGACATAATTTATTTTATTTATTTAAGGTTCTAATGATCCAGTATCAGTCCAAAATGAACTTGTTAATTGAGTTAAACAATCAGCATGTGATCCACTCCAAGTTAATGTTACACTACTATCTGTAATAAAGGTAGGTTCATTTGCTGTATACCATTTTAATATAAATTGAGATTCATCAATTGACTTTCTAACTGTGTTAGCTGATGTTTCCATTATTTGAGTAAAGTCTACACTTCCTATAGTTGAAGTATTTGCAAACGCATATATTCTATTTGAATAGTCCATTTTTTTATTATAAATATATTAACCTAAATCACCAATTAAATCCCATATATCTGGGTCTGAGGATATTTTTTTAAGTGTTGCTGCTGAAAATTGTCCTGCTAATTTAATTTTATTACTTTTAGAATTTAAAGTTACACCACTTCCTGTTAAAAATAACACATATCCAGCAGATGAGGTTTGAAAAATTTCGTACTCATTTCCTGGGGTGCAAGTTATTAATGATCCAGATTGTATAGAACAAGTTACGTTTCCACCTGCTCTAAAATAGAATCCTGAATTTAAATTACTTGCTGTGAAGTTAGTTGAAACAGAATTTGAAATTGGTCTTTGTAAATTAGTTAATGCAGCACCATCACCTGTAAATGTTGAAGCAATAAATCCTGCACTTGAACTAAAAGTACTTGATGCTGTTACAGCACCTTTTAATTCAATTTGGGATAAACTAGACCTACCTATTTGAATAGGATAAGCATGGGTTTCAGCTATTTTAATTGCACCTGAACCAGCCCATTGAGCTATGGATTGACCACCAATTTGATAAGCTCTAACAACATCTAAATCAATGTTTGCTCCAAATATGTTTTTACCTATACCAGCAAATGTATTTGTGCCTGATTGGCTTATAAATCCATTTGCAATTAATAAATTAGAAGCAGATAAGTGAAAAGCCTGGTCTAGGGTTTGTATGCTACCACTAAAAGTTGATGTACCTGTTTGAGAAAATGGACCTATATTAGTAAATGTATTACTACCAGAAACAGTTAAACTACCTGTTATTGTTGTGCTGCCTAGTGAGCCTGTGTCTATTGTAGAACCTCCACCACCTGATCCAAATCCACTAGCTGCAGCAGATGATGATATAAATGTAGAAGATATAAATGATGATGTAGTAGCAAAACTTGATGACAATACTGTCATCGAGGAGGTTTGTGAATTAGTTATAAATGATCCTGTTTGAGAATTAATTATAAATGAACCTGTTTGTGAATTAGTTATAAATGATCCGGTATCACCACTTGTTAAAAGAGTACCAGACCCAGAAATAATAAAAGAACCAGTTAAAAATAAAGATCCAGATAAAGTAAGATCATAAGCTTCAACCCCCGTAAAAGCATCTATTGACTGAGTAACATGCCCTGCTTTAACAGTATTTCCTGTAGTTATACCTGATTTAGAGAAATTTTTAGCCATTTATTTTTATTATAAATATTATAAAAGTTATTTCATTATTTAAAATTTTAAGGAGTTGAACCTTTTGGAGGAGATGATAAAAATTCATTTCCTGCTCCTTCTACCTCTAGTCCTATAATTACTTGTGATTTACTATTAAACTTTTTAAGTGATGAAATTTGTTTTTGTACATTATCTGGAATAATATGGCCATACATATTAAGTGTAAAGGTGGATTTTACTATTCTATCTTGTCCATCATTTAATTCTACTGTTGTAGCATATGAATCTATAGTAGCTTTAAATTTAAAGCGTTCAGGATCACCCCAATAAGAATCAGATGCATAATTTACAGCTTCTACAATTTTATTTAATTGGTCAATATAATAAGTTTGAATAGTACAACTATATTGTAATTTTACATAGTCAGGTATTACATTAACTATATATTGGTCTGTTGGTTTTCTATTATTTAAAGCATCAAAATTAGAGTATGAATTTTTTGAGTTGTATACTTTTTTAAATGTTGTAACTAAATTTGGAGTATTACCATCTAATTTATTACCTACAGATCTATCTTTTTCAAAAGATTCTCTTTTAAACATAATAATTGGAGCCATAATTTTACCCCTTTTATCTTTATAATATCCATCTCTTTGAGCAGATTTCCATCTTTCAGGGGCACCATAAATTATAGGTACAGCTATCCGTTTACCATTTTGTATAACAAAAGGACGTATTACATTTTGAAAATAATACATTATAGATTCATCTATATCTTGTAAACCTATTGTAAATGGTTTTGTTGTATCACCTTTAAAAGAAAGTTCATTCGATCTATTATGATCTAAACCATTTTGTTCAGTAGGAGTAAATTGTGTAAAGTTATCAGGTTCATTAGGATTACCTAAAGTATTACCTGTTTCAGGAAAAACATAAGGATCCTGTTGAGAACGGCTAAGTTCCTTTTGGGATTTTGGTGTTGGTTTTCTTGATTGGGGCATATATTATAATCTTTCTCTTGTAATTTGTACTCTGTCTGCTGGTGTATAGTGGGTACTACATATTATAGATAAATTAGATCCAAATTCCTCTAATCCTGGGTTTAATGGGTTTGAGTTATATGGATATCTTGGGTCTTTACCTACAAATAATTGGTTATCTTTTATAGTATCGACTTCAAAATAACTTTTATAATATAGTAATATATCTCCTGGTTCAATTACTAAACTAGCATCAACTAAATCATCTCTAAAAAATCTAAATTCTACTTCTCTTGAATAATCTACACCCATATCACTTGAATTGTAAGTTTGGTCACCTCTTTCAAGTAAAACATTTAATAATACAGGATCTTGATAATATTTAGCACCAGAGGATTCACCGTAAATATTTACCCTAGTTTCTCCTAAATTTAATTTATACACAGCACATTGTTGAGTGATTATATCACCCATTAACTCTCGGTTAATATTTCTTATTAAAGAAACGTCGCGTTGTGTACCAAATAATGCCATATTATCCTATAAAAATTGTCATAGGAGCTTGTCCTAATGTTTTGTTTTGTGCTTCACCTTCTTCTGCTTTCTTTTGAAGTAAGGTTTTACGAGATGTTGACTCAAAATAATTTCTTAATCTTTCTATTAATGCTCCTTTTTCTGCTGTTGCTGCTGAGATTAAATCTGATTGGTTCAAAGTTACTTCAGATCCAGGAATAGGTATTTGTGAATATTTTCCTCTAACATACCCTAACATTTCTTTTACAATTGCTAAACCATATTCAAATATCCACTGTCTACCAATTGAGTTAATACGTGTATAATTGGGGTTTTGGTATGGTACATTAGATGCATTAGTTATGATTTCTCGACCGTTTCTATCATAGTAAGGTTGGTTAACTTCATCTAATTTTACATACTCAAAACATAATTTTTGTATATTCCTATCTATTGGAATTGGGAAAATTTTAAGTTGATTATTTTTTAATTCAAAAGTATATTGTGATCTTCTAATTGTATCATTAAGTTCAATAGCTTGAATTTTTTGTAAATCAAAATTCATAGGCATTAACATAAAGTTTATTGCAGGTGATGAACTACCAAACCCAAAACTATCCATCATTCCTTGCATTCCTACACCTGTACCAGCATATGGATCAAAAAATCTTGTTATTGCTGGTGTGCTTTCATAATATATTTTTTTAACTTCAATTCTACCCTCAATTGATTCACTTATAGCCCATTCATTTAAATCATATTGTTGTTGGTCTTTAACTAAAGGTAATATGCCCTTATAAAAAGTTACAGTACCACCTACTCCTGCAGCTGTTCCATATTGATTTGATAATCTTACTACTTCTGCAAAATTTTCTTGAGGTAATTCTTCATTTGCCGGGTTAATTGAGGAAGAAGCACCTTGAAAAGTTAATAAATTATCTGCTACTTGGTAAGCATATAACTCATTTCCATATGTAGTTATAGCTTCTTCAAATGCAGTATAAAAATTTAAATCTTGTAGTTCAATTTCTACAAGAGGATAACCTAAACGTTGAGATGCAAATTTAGCAAATTTATCACTGTCAGTTTGAAATTGGGAATCATCATCATAAAATCCAAAAGGTGTGTCTCCTGGGAAGAAGCTACTTGAACCAGGCCATATAGGAATATTTGCCATATTAGTATTTTATTATAAATATGTTAAGAAAGACCAAATCTACCCTTTAATGCGTTATAGTTATGTAGTACTTCTGTTGATGATAAGGCTCGGTTGTAGATTTGAACTGGGCCTATATTACCATCTGTGTATTGTGATTGTAAATAACCTATATTAAAATCGTTTCCACCTGTAGATGAAAGAGAGGTTGGAATACTTGTTGTGCTTGTTGCTTGTAAAATACTATCAATATAAATCTTAATACTTGAACCATTGTATACACCAACAAAATGATGCCAGTTTGTATCGAATGAAAGAGCGTAACCAGCATAACTAATATTACCGTTTCGAAAGGAGCAATATACATTACCATCATGCCACCAAGTAAGCCAAAAACCATTAGTAGAACTCATTTGTGAACCTATTAATGAATATTTATTTGAAGCAGTTTTTTTACCCCAATAAGAAACAGAAACCGTTGAAGAGGAATTTATTGCAGATATAGAGCCGCAATCTATATAATCGTTAGTTCCATCAAAATCAAATATTCCTTTATTGCTATTACTAAAAGTAGTACCATTAGTTAATGTACCATTAACATTACTAACTGTATCTGTAGCAGTAGTTCCGCTTCTAGGATAACTTGCCCTATTAGCAGCATCCATATTGAATACTAATCCATCTGTTATTATAGGGGTTGTTATGCTGCCTACTCTTCCACTCATAGTCCGAATCTTGATTTTAATGCATTATAGTTATGTAGTACTTCTGTTGTAGATAAGGCACGGTTGTATACTTGAGTATTTGATATTTTACCATTAAAATCTGTATTAGCACCACTATCACTTATTCTTCTAGGAACTGTTGAACTTTTCATAGTACCAGAAACTGATCTATTAGTTGAATCAGGTTGTGAGTTACTTGTTCCACTTAATATTCCGTTAATATATACTTTTGATTCGCTACCATTATATGTTCCTGTAACATTTACCCAAACACCTTCTTGTATAAGTGTGTTATTTTGTCCAAATGCACATCCATTAATGTATGAAGTTGCATTTACATTGTCTGCAATTACAATTGGTCTAGTGCTTAACGATTGAGTAGTACTTCGTACTCCGAATATAATATATTGACCATCAAAATCATTTGAGTAATATGTTGCATTTTGTAGATACCCAAAGAATAAATTGAATACACTAGATACCCCACCGGAGCTATTATCGTCTCCATGTATTATATAGTAACGTTGTCCACTAGTTTGTGTTAGTTGTTCTGGGTTTATCCATGCTGATACTGTTATACTAGTAAATGAATTTCCTAGTGTTGTTCCTATATTCACATAATCATCAGTTCCATCAAAATCTATGCTACCGTTATTGTCTATGTTAAATAAAGGATTATTAGTTAGTGTTCCATTATTAGTTCCTATAGTATCAAACCAGGTAGTACCAGTTCGAGGATATGATGCTCTATTAGCAGCATCCATATTGAATACTAATCCACTTTTAATTATATTTGTTGTTGTATTACCAAAATCCATTATTCAAATCTCCCTTTTAATGCGTTGTAGTTATGTAGTACTTCTGTTGAGGATAAGGCTCGGTTGTATAAATGTATATTTGCTATATTACCATCAAAATACTGATTTATTGTTGAATCCCAATGCTTTCCAATTTTTGCAGTTTGAACACTTGTTTGTGAGGGATTACCAACA